GTTTTTGCAGATGGAGGAACAGCGTCCTTGGCATCATCAATGATTTCTTTTTGGTCTTTCTTGGTCAGGTCTTCCTTTTTAAGGGGGTATCTGTTCTCAAGACTTTGTATCTCTCTAGGCATATCTTCTGTAGAAGACTGAGCCGCAGGAGTGTTTAAAGCTTCAACTTGCTTGGCATCTGTCCGGCGAGGATCAGTTGCTGCAAATGCGCTGCGCTCGGTTTGAGCACCAGCAGCGTTTAAACCAGAAGCTATTCTTGGAACATTAACGGCTTGATTCACTCTGTTGACTTGGGCTGCTTTGGCTAAGTCGGCTGCTTCAGCCTGCTGCCTAAGAACCCTTGCTGTCTCATTGGATTGATCAACAGATTTTTGGGCTGCTCTAGCAGCATCTGTGTCACCCTTCAAAGCGCGAGCCAGTCGAGTGTTTTCTGCAGCGGCACGGAGTGCTTGAGCTTCCTGAGTAAGGTTTTCAATGCCTTGCGCTACAGGTTTGGCAATACGAGTATTGGCTATTTTTTGTGCGGCAGCAGCGGCAGCAGCCACGGCTTCAGGGGTGGCTTGTACAGCCTCCTCAAGCGCCTTAGCACCACTTTGAATTCCTCGTGCCATACGAGGAGCACCACCAAAACCACCACCAAAGGCGTTTAGTGTGTTGGAGAAGTTACGCTGAAACTCTTGCGGGATACCAGCGTAGTCTGCGCCTTTTTCAAAGATAGATCGTTGATCTACAGGTTCTGGAGCCTGAACTCTGGGAGCATCGGCTCTGCGACCGGGGATTCCAAACTCATCAACTTCATAGCCGTCAACAACTCTAGGTTGAGATGATTGTGCATTAACCGCAGAAGCTGTTTGTGCTGCAGGTAAAGATTCGGCTTGTGCTGTAGATCCGGGTGCAAGTTTAAACGCAAACTTCTGAAGCTTCTTCAGGTAACCCTGAGCTTCGGTTGGCAAAGCTGATGCATTCAATTCACCCTTGTTTGCACGTAAATGCTTGTTTAAGACTGTCTCGCCTTGGTTGTAGGCTACAGCAATTTTAGCTGGATCTCCGGCGTACTTCTTGTTTAAATCAGCCATAAACGCAATGGAAGCGTCGATGTTTTTGTACGGGTCTTTGCGGTCTTCTGGGTTTACACCGTAGGCTTTACCGGTGGCTTTGGTAAGCTGACCGATACCCTGTGGGCCTGTTGGAGATTGAGCGTCAGCCCTGTAGCCAGACTCAATGTTAAAGATAGAGTCAACTAGGACTGGATCTACCCCGTTTTCCTTAGCTTTTGCCAATGCATATTCACGGTACGCAGTTTTTGAGTTGCGTCCTTCGTTGCTGTAAACATCGCCACCTTTATCAAAGGCAACAATGCCACCGGAAGCCATATTCATGTCCACTGGCAAAGCAGCAATACCCACATCTTCTGGTAGTTCAGTCATTGCAGAAAGCTGCTGATCAGCCACTGTAGGTTGTTGTTCCTCTGGGCGAGGTGCAGACCTTGTGTCTTTCCTGCGGATAGACTCAGAGATTGCCAGTGCGAACGTGTAAGGATCCTGCTTATGCATTTCTGCAAAATTTTTTAACTCCCCATCGGGGAGTCTGGAGAGCTTACGTGTGATTTGAGTTACATTGATCATAGTTTACATTCTGCTTATAGCAAGATCCGCAAGACCAGCACGAACTTGTCCGCCATGTTTAAACAAACCAGCTTGTTTGGCAGCAATGCCTGCACCGGCGACTTGGGTCAACATTGAAGGCGGAGCTTGGTACATGGTAGATCCAAGCTGTGAGGTTGGTAAACCACGAACAATGTCAGACATAAAGCCGATTTGCTTGTATGGGTAGTTCTGCTCTGCGTTGTAGTTTTGAGTTCCAATGTTAAGTAGATTTTGAACTTGCTGCTGTTGCTGGGTTCCAAGTGCGTTCTGCAGGTTTAGGTTGCCTGTGGTCTGACCGTACAGGTTTTGACCTTGAGAACCTAATGCGGCATAACCTTGTAGCCCACGGCTTGTGTCTGCGTTAAACTGATTCTGGGCATTGGTGTAAGCATTCTGTAAGCCTGCTGCTTGGATGTCACCTTGCTGAATCCCTAAGTTACGCTCACGCTCTGCTCGCATGATTGCGTCACGGGAACCGCCAAAAGCGCCAGACTGTGCTGCTTGGGCTTGCTGTTGGGTTCCTTGAATGGCAGACATCCTTGCAGCATCACGCTGTTGGTTCTGAATCACGCTTTGGATATACGGACTCATGTATTGATCAGCTTGCTGCTGACCAAACTGTTGACCAGAAAGGCTCTTTAAACCCTGAGCAGCAGCCAAAGAGTTGGGATCTTGCTCCATTCCGCCTGCTTGTGTAAACGCTTGCTTCTGAAGGTCGGTAAAGCCTGCAATCTGATCTCCAGTGAGGCCCTGTGACTGCGCCCAATCCGCGTAACTTTGATATGGAGTAGATACGGCTTGCTGCGCTGTACCTAAAAGCGTCTCTGCGTAAGGAGCAATTTGAGGGGCAAAGCCCGTTTGATACTGTACTGTTTGGTCTGCCATGATTGCCCCTTATGCTGGAAGATAGCGGGTAGACTTGCTGTTCACCGCCGTTTTGTTTTTGCCTACTGTCTTTTTCCGCCCTGCTTGAATGCGGTCAAGCATCTTGTAAAGCTGTCTAGCTCCTGCCTCTGTAGAACCATTGCCCAGTTCTGAAACAATTCTGGCTGGGACTACAAACTCACCATCAGCAAGTCGTGCTGGCTGCTTGCGTCCAATTCTAGCTGGGATGCTATCGGATACACCGTCTCCGGGGCCACGAAGCAGTTGACCGCCATCAGAGTAACCGCCAAGAGAACCTAAACCGCCGCCAGCCAAGGCAGCAATACCGCCTTTGCTAAACATACTACCGTCGATGCCGCCGTCTGGTGTCATACCATAACCGCCATCAGTTACCCCGTAAGAACCGCCTTGGTTCTCGCCTTTATTACCCTCAGCAATAGCGTTGGCCTGTGCCTGTGCAGCATTAGCAGCAGCATTTACGGCTGCGTCATTTACATCTAAAGTATTGGCGGCGTTAGCCTGCGCTTGGCTCTCTACCTCTGCATTGGTTGCCGCATCTTGAGATTGCGTAGAAACCCCTGTTCCCAGTGTTCCTTCGTTATAGCCTGTATTCCAGCCACCGGTTACTGGGTTTTTGCCTTGAAAGACATCAACAACTGAATTAACCATATTAAGCGGGTTTAGAAAACTAAGGAACGATAAATCGTCTTTAATACGCGCTCCACGAGTTGTACCAACTGGGTTGCCCTCTGCTATATCTTTATCGTCTTCTGCATCCATAAAAGCATCAATACGTGCTTGTTCTTGGGGGTCTCTGTCACCTTTACCACCGCCAAGGCGTTCTTGCAAACTAGCCAAACCTGCAGTACCTGCAGTACCAGCAGTACCAGCAGTACCAGCAGCGCCAGCATCGGGAGCCCACACATAGGTGTTTGTAGCTGCGTCTAGTACATAGCGACCGCCTGTTCTGGTAAGCATGTCTGCAGGCCGTATTGCACCTGTTGCAAACTTTTTAAACAACATTGGATTGGTTGATCCGGGTTTACCCATGAGGTAATCAAATGATTTTTGTGAGTCTGTACGTGTGTCGTAAGCTACTTGAGCGTTCTCATCAACAGCGCCACCTTCAGCCATACTCCGCGAAGGTACTCCACCATATGTACCAACTGATTGGTTACCAAACTCTCCTGTTGGTATTGCGCTTTCCTGATATATACGTCCTGTAACAGGATCACGCTTCATTGTGCGAATATATCCCGGAGAAGGGTTGGCTTCTGGTCCAGAATCTTTATTGCCAAATGAGTCCATTAACATTGGTGCTGCAAGCAATGCAAGATTCATCTTGTTGTCTTTAAGGAAGTCCATAGGCGCTTTTGCTGCTGCGCTAAAGCCTGTACCAATATCAGGTTTAGATGCTGCTTGAATAGCTGCGACACGCTCTGTATCCGTTAGGTTTGGCATAGTTGTGTCAAATGCAGCATTTGCTGCGCGAGCGTTTACACCGCTGCCCATGTCTCCCAAGCTTTGACCCAAACCAGCGCCACCATAAGCACCCATACCAGCCATGATGCCCTTCTCAAGGCTACCAGAAGCTAATCCAGAAATTCCACCAACGGTAAGGGCTGTGCCAGCCGCTTCACCAAGACCAAACAAGCCGCCAACAGCAGTACCAACTCCGGGAGCAAAAGCATTAAGTGCGAATCCTGCGACTGCGGGTAGGATGCTTTCCAAGAACCCTGCTTCAGGGAGTCCTGTTTGTGGGTTGATTGTCAAAGAGCCGCCGTGTGCCATAGCAAGCGCTTGAAGCCCCTGCACTTCTTTGGGGGACATATGTACAAGCGTACGGTCTGGACCACGGCCTTGCGCCGCCATTTGGGTTGCTAGATTCTGTAGGCTCATACTTTTACTTTCAGCACGTTACTGGCGGTTGTATCGTAGTAGACATCGCCTACACGAAGGTTAGCTAAATCTGCCTGAGTTGGCAAGCTCGGAGTGGCTGTTCCGGGGACAGGGGGTGCGCTCAATGCCGCAATTATATTGGCTCCGATGCGTTGTGTGGCGATGTTAATTGGGCCGCTGTTATCTAGTTGGTTGAAATACAACCGCAGCAAGGTGGTAAATTGATCTTGGTATGCACGATCGTACTGATCCGGCGCAGCAGGAAGACGTGGGGCGACTACGTTCTTTTGTGCCATTTATCGTCTGCCGTCAGGTCTGATGTCCACCCGTGGGCTACCTAGCTGCCACTGAGTACCAAGCGTGTTGCAACTTACTTTCATTGACATCTGGCGACCGCGCACCCGAATGTTTACCTGCCCAGTGAAAGTGTCTAGTTCAATAGGGTATGTCTGCGTAGCTGTTACGGCTTGTGAGGCTGTAGCACTTGTACCGCCCACCGATAAGGGGTTGTTGTACCCAGAGCCGGAGTTCTGCAATGGCAGAAGCTGCATTATTAGGCTAGGTGTAGTCCCATCTGTAGAGCCACGGAAGGTCAAGTCCGGCAGCATACGCCAAGCAAACGCCATGTTGTGCCCGTCACCGATGTCAAACTGAGAGCTTGTAATGCTTGACTCAATGGCTATAGGAGTGTCGCCAGTATTGTCATCTACACCCGACTCGTGGTTGACAATGTTATATGAGTAGGTAGCCGCCATAGGAAAAGTACGTAGACCCGAATCCAGCCATGCTGTGCGAGCCATATTGCCGTACATCCAGATGTCTTCCAAATAGTTGTAGATCACGTAGCGGTCTACGGTAGTGGAGTTTGAGGAGCAGTAGAAGAACCAAATCTCGTTAAAGCCCTCGTTGGTGTTAGCAAAAATCTGGTCGGCTTGCTGCAGATTGATGTCACTGTAAATGTACTGGCGCAGGTCACAGCGCATGGTCTGAACTCGACCGTCGTATTTATAGAACTTGTCTATGCCCATCCAGAAAACAGCGCCAGAGCCAATAGCAGCGGCGTTAGGCCCCGCAATTGAGACGTTATCAGCAAGAAGTTGTGTGCCCCAGACGTAGGGTGGTCCAAGGTACTGCAGGGAATATATTGCCGAATCAGACCAAACCACGATCTCTTGGCGGCTTTGTATTGCGGTGACAATCTTAGAGCCGTGCGACAGGCGAATACTACCAGCTTGGTTTGTAATTGCGGGAGCCCACTCTAGGTACGACTCTTGGTCAGACCAGCGGATAAGCATGGGATCAAACTCGGTGCTTCCAAAGTCATTGGTTCCAAAACAAATGGTAAAACGGCTTGCATCAGAAATAATAAAGTTTGCCTGTGTCAGCGGAACGCTCGATGCTCCGTTTAATGCAGTAAGCGCAATGCCCCGCGAAGAGATTTTGTGTGTCCCAGACTGAGACCCCGACGTGTTAATTGTTGTTGATAGTGTGTAGGTAAGACCTGTTGGCGCACCTGCCGTGGTTGTAACCCCGGAACCGCCTACAGTAGTGGATAGGGTAAATGTTGTAGCGCCATTGGTGGCTATAACGTAATAAGTTGTGGGGTCGGTGTATCCAGTAATAGAGCCTGTGCCACCCAAGGTTCCGCTAATTACTAATGACTGCCCAATAGCCAACCCAAAACTTGGGGAAGTACAACCAAATTGCCCTGCTGTCCCTGTAATAGTTACGCCTGATAACGCTGCACTTGAAGTTGTGGATGTAGCTAGATTAAATGTGGTGCTTGATACATACCGTGTGTAGTACACCGTGCCCACAACAAGCCCTGTAGGTAGTGCCCCGTCAGTCTGAAACGTAATTGCTGTTTTGTCCGCTAGTGTTACTGCTGTGGTGACTACGCAGGGGGTCGCAATTGTCATGGTCGCAACGACTGGGGTAACCCCAATGTTGGCATTCCACAGGTACAGAGGCCCGTTACGTGGCCCAAAAAGCAAGTCTTGACCAAAGTTGTTCTGGTTCCAAATACGCATATTGAGCAGGGTAGTAGCTCCAAAGCCCCAAGAACCCGAACCCCAAGCGCCTGATCCCCAACCAACAGATGGAACTGAATATGCGGGGCCCACGTTAACTTGATACACGGCATAGACTGTGCCGCCACCCGTAGTCGAGGATGTTGCTGCTGTAGCAGATGTAATGGTGTAGGTAGTCGCGCTTAGGAAAGTAATCTGGTACTCGCCAAGGATGGTGATGCCGCCCACGGCTGTGCCGCCAAAAAACGTAACAAAGTCCCCATCCACATAACCACCCGCAGCGTCCGTTACTGTTACGGTAGTGGATAGGTTTACTGTTGTGAAGGGGTCGGTCAACGTGGATTCAGCGCGGATAGGGGTAATGTCCCGGTAGAGACCACCAAGTTCAATGTAGAACTTTAAGTTCGTGCCAACACCAAGCAGGTTTAAAAAGCCCAGCGTGACCCAGTTTGACAAAGAACGGCATACGCCTACAAATACTGCTGAAGATATACGCGCCCACCCCCCGATCTTCTCTGGCGTACCAAAACGGAACCTAATGTTGTCGGATTCATAGTACCCACCTTCCGTTGTCAGTCGGGTTCCTTCTCGGTTAACACCGGGCTTGAGCAAAATTTTTTGTAAACTCATGGCTCATTTTCCCATGAATTAGGCAAAAGGTCGAGTACCGCTGCGGTCGATGATAAGCGCAACTCCTCTGGGTTCTGCGTCTTCTGTGTTGGGGATGCTGATGTGCGTCCAACGGTCAAATTCACGGATGATCTGGTCATAGGGTAAACCCGCAGCAATGACTGCACGGACTACCTCATCAGGGGTAACTCCCGGTACTCGGAGGTCAGCCGCGCAACCCTTACGATGCTGCGACTTGTCAGAACTTCCAACTGCATCATTGACCTGCTTACTGCGGAACGCAGAGTTAATCATTACAGGCTTGCCGCCAAGGGTTTCCTTGACCTGCTCCAGCAATTGCGCCAAGCGTTGCAGGTTGCTTATTTCTTCTTGTGTTGGGCTGTTGTCAAACTCACGGTGGTCGGTGACGGTCAGTTCGTCAAGGGTGAAGTGTTTACTTAGGTGTGTCATTTTGCTGCCTTTGACAATAAATCTGTTTTGTTTTGAGAACTTGCCGATGAGCCAAAATAGTAAGAAATAATCCCCGTCCAAGCAGTACCCAGTGAGCCAAGCATCATCAAGATGGCAGGGTTGCTGCTGTCAATCTTGTTAAAAAACATCAGCACCATGATGCTAAAAAAGCCAATAGTCACAGCACCAGCCAGCAAAGGCGGCACGATTGACTTCGTTGAGGCTTGCATATCCCGTGCTGATTTGCGGTCTTCAACTTCCAACTTTTCAAAGTTAAGACCAAGTTCATTGGCTTGTTTCTGCAACTCAATTTCAGCAAGTTTTATTTGAGCAATTTGGTCTGCTGTTAACTTGCCTGATTCAATAGTCTTTTGTGCGTCTTCGGGCGAGATACCCATGACTTTTGCCACCATTCCATAAGCCAACGACCCAAATGGGCCACCCATTGCGGTTGCAATAGTAGGTGCGATTTGTTTTAGCCAATCCATTATTGTTTACTCCTTGAAAGCATGGTTGCAGCAATACTCAGCATGGTTCGTGCTGATTCTAAGTTTTCGGGTTCGGTTTCCCATCCCACGGTTATCTGCCCCACAAACCGCCCCGGCTCTGGTGGAACACTGATTCTGCAAGTATAGGTAACGCCCTTGTTAATGTACCAAATACCCATTTCAGACTGCGCTGTGCGGTACTCACCGCAAGGGATTTCGTTTGCCATCAATTTAACAACATCTGCATTGTTGGCTGCGTTGTTTGTGAACAGGCCAACATCCAGCCCGTCATTGGTTTTGTCTCGCCCATCCTTGGCATAGGCCCGGTAAAGAACCCTAGTGCCAAACATCGGGTTGACTTTGAACACCGCAACAATAGTGGCGTTTGTGGTTTTGAACAGGTGGGCAGAGGCATCTTCAACCCTGTCCTCGGCAATGCTAGGTATTTTCTTGGATTCTTTGTAAGCCCCAATAAGCAGGTCTTGGTTTGTGTACACAAAGTAACCAGCAAAAGCAACTACGCCCATGACAAGGATAGCGGCAAGTTTAAACGGCGAATCTACATACCCAAGAACTTTGTCAAGGGTTGAATTAGCGTTTAAAGTTCCTTCGCTCACAGCTTGCCTTTCATTGCAATAATTCCCCACGCCACCAAGAAAAATATGGCAGCGGCTACCAGTATGCAAAGCCCCATCGTGATGGCTTCGTCTATTTCTTGCTTGCGGTTTTTAGCCGCCCTAGCATCCAATATCTCTTGCGTTCGTCTGCGCTGCACTATGCTGTTGCGCTCAAGCAGAATCTGACTCCACAACTGACTCTGGCCCTGATTGATAAAGTGCCACTTGAGTTCTTCTTCAGCTTTATTCAGTTCATGCAATTGCATCACTGTGCTCATCGCTTGGCTGGTGTCAGAAGAGTATTTCTTCTTTGGGTCTTTGACCGCTTCCTTGGCAACCTTTTCCTTAGCGTCGAAGAACTTTATCACGTCATTCGTGATGCCTTGGACATCCTTGCCCATTTTGATTGCGGCTTGGATTCCTTTTATAGCACCCTGTGCTATGGCGAATGCGCTAATTGGGTCGATCATTCTTGACCTCCACAACCCAGCGGCACACCCTCCCGTCCTTGTCTAAAAACTCATTGGCTCCATACTTCTCGCTCGGCAGTACGACGCGGCACACCAACACGATTTTTGTCTCGGTATTGGGCCACGGTACTTGAGCAGAAGCAATTGCATCAATCATTCGTCCGCAGGTAGGGGTGTGTTGCCCTCAGCAAGCCACTTTAGGTATTCGGCGTAGTCTGTATTTCCTTCAACAAAAGGAACAGTCCATCCGTTTGAGCAAATTACAGAATTTGGCTTTCCGTCAATTCCATTTTTTAATGTGTAGGTTAGCATTTATAACTCCGCAGAAAGAGGGATTTTTTGGGCTGTTGCAATTACTGAATGATTAGATGCTTGATACAAGCTAAGTCCAGCAGTGCCCCCCCCTGTATTTCCAACAAGTCCAAATGATGCGCCTGTCCCGGCATCAAATGTAATCGTGCCAATTGATGGCCCTATACGCATAGATACAGGCAACCGAAGATGATTTATGTACGCGCTTGTAGTTGCAACAACAGAACACGCTTCTTGGTAGTACCGCTGACACAGCAGCAACTCCGTCCCATAAGGCCGATAGTCAAACGATGTGGCTGTGCTGCCTTTTTCAAACTGTACGCCTGTGATGTAGAAGGTGGCTCCGCTTGTGCCGACTACTGAAACAGTTGAGTTTGGTTGAACATAAGTACCAGCCGCCCATGCGTTAGCAGTTGTTGTAAAAGTTGAGCCTGAACCCAGACCAAAGTTAACAGCTATGCCAATACCGTTTGTTGTAAGCCAAGTTCCTGACGTATCTCCCGCAATAGTTACAGAAATTTGCGTCCAAGTGTTTGCCGTAGGTATCGAATAGCTAAATGGATAACTTCTTGCGCCGCTAGAATTAAATAATGAGCCGCCAAAAGTTCCTGTTAATGAGCTATATGCCAAAAATGACAAAGTGACAGTTTTAGCGTTAGCAGTACCCCATGCTAAATCTGCAACATTAAACCCTTCAATGGTTTGTTTTAAATAAAAAGTATCTCCAGCGCCAACAGAAACAGCAGATGCAACAGTCAATGCCTGATAGTTTGTAAAGCCAGCCGAAACACGAGTTGCAAATCCAGTTTCAGTTGCACTTGGAGTCTGCTGTGCAGTAAATTTAGATGCTTGGGTAGCTGCATATTGCCATCTATCAACTAAAAATGCACCTGTTGCAGGAGTAACACTAGCCCCAGCATTACGCTGGTCTATCACCATTGCGCCGTTGATGATGCGGTTGCGCATGGCTAGGCCACCATAAAACGCACTTGTATTCTGGGTTGTAGCGTCGTTAAACGTCAAACCATTGGTTCCATTCACACTGACTGACATAGCGACTCCTTGCGTTGTTTGTGCCACGCTGTGATAGATTCAGAGCGTTTTAGTTTAGTTTCTTCCGATTGGACTTGGCTGCGTTTTGATGCCGACATCTTTGCTCTGGTTTCCAAAGAAGCAACTTTTCCCGCATTGGGGTGAGTTTCCAAAGAATCCCAGTATTGCTTCTGTGATGCGCTCATTTTTGCCTTGGTTTCTTCACTTGCCAATTTGCCCCAATTCGGGCTAACACGACCAGTTAAAGCCAGCGACAATTTTAACTTGCCTGACTCTGGGTATACCTTACCTTTCATGCCTGATTTGCTTCCCAAGGGGCGGTTTAAGGGTCGCCCTGTGCGGGAAAGGACTGCTTGTTTACGGCGCTCCTCAGACCAAACTGTTCCGAACATGGGGTTATCAGCACCACTTTTTCCAACCCAAGGACGCTTCTGCCCTTTAGATGGGCTTGGCTTCCCGTACATGGGGTGGTTAACTCCAGATGGCGCACCGTCAACACCATTTTCTGCAATCAGGTTGGCCCACTCTGGGTTGTTTGCAACGTCATGCAGTTCACTAAATTCTTTTGCGGCAGCAAGGCATCTAGCTTCTTCAAAGTAAACACCGAGAACGCCTACGTCAATGTCTTTGCCATGAACTTTTAAATGACGTTTCCAGTAATGCCCACTACCTCTGTAATACTTTAGCGTATTCAGTTGTGCTGTTTTGCAGAAATACTTCAACCCTGTGACCCTGTGCGTCATCACGAGCAAAGCAGTAGGTGCAAAATTACTCATTGCCAAACCTTGTTGTGCCGCCTATTGATGTGGTCATTTTGGAAACTCCTCTTTTACCGCTGTGATTGCTGCCTTCCAAGTGTCCATGCCGCCGTGGTACAGCAGGTCAAGTTGGTCTGCAATTGATGGGTATGCTGCTGCACGTTTTTCTTTGTATGCGTTGGCATCCATGTAGGCTTGCACAGCAACCTCGCTGTATTGAACAGGGTTGCCAGCAGCGTCAAAAGCTTCATCGCCACGGATGACTTTAACGTCTGGATGAGTTGCGTAAATTGCTTGGTGCTTGTTCATGCTGCAATCTCCATAAGAGTAATTGTAGAAACTACGGAAGCAACTTGGCAACCAGCAAGAGAAGTACCTGAATCTGATGCAATTTGTGTTTTGTAAGTTGTAGATGAAGTTGTCGCTGGACTATCTAAATAATTAGTGCTTGCAGAAGCAACACCAATAAATGCAGTTGAACCTGATGCAGCACCATATCTGCAAAATATAGATAAATCAGTAGAGTTTCTTAATAATTTGAAATTTGCAGAAGTGTCAGAAGTGCTTTTGTAAACACCATTTTGACTTACTAATACAAGAATTTTGCTGGTTGTGGATGTTGGTGTAATTGAAGCAGTTAAACCTGTATCAGCATAAGTAACAGATGCGTTTGTAACTGCTGTTGAAGTTGTAGCATTAACCACCTGCAATACAGTGCCAGCCGTAGCCGTTGTCAGCATCGTTGCCGTCACCGCAGGAACCGTCACCGTAAAGTTACTAGCTGTGTTTGTTGGGACAAGTTCGATGCTTCCACCGCTTGCCGCTGCGAGTTTAACTCCCATTTAATTGCTCCTGTGTTGGTCGTGCATAGGTGGGGTGTTCCCACTTGGCAATGTAGTCACCTTTGCCATCGCTGTCGTTTTGTAGACGGATGGTGTCCATGAAGTCTTTGTCTTCCAAGGAAGGGTACAAGGCTTTGATTTTGTCGTAGAGTGTCATCATGCGCTCCTTACCATTGCACCGGACATTGAAACATAAATAGTTCCGCTAGAACCAATTAATATGGCGGAATTAACATAAACATACATCTCTACGTAATCTGTAGAGCCATTAAAATAAATAGTAGAAGAGCCGGAACCCGTTGCATTTCCAGCCGTTAATCGAGAAAACTCTTTATATAGCGCACCATTTTTGTAAAGAAAAAGAATCAATGGGTTTGCAGTTCCAGCAAAATAGCAATTGCAGTTAATCTGATAATACCCAGTTACCGTTGGGGTAAATCTATAGTTAGTGGCTGAATCAAAATTGTTATTTGTGTCAAACTCTTCTGAACTAAGCGTTACTTTTGTAATTGTTGCCGCAGAAATACTTTGTGTACTGTTTAAATAAGCACTAAACGCAGGGCCAGTACCAGCCACACCAGTAGCCAGTTCAGGCTGCGTAATGATGGCATCAGGAAGCCCACCAGCAATAATGCCTGTAACCGTACCTGACCCGTTAATTGTGATTGTCATGTTTGTTCCTTACAAAATTGTCCAGACCGAGCCAGACGGTACGGTTACTGTGATGCCGTCATTTATCGTTAGGGGTCCGGCGCTCATGGCGTTCTTGTCTGTGGTGATGGTGTAGTCTTCCGTTACGGTGATGTCATTCTCGTAAACAAAACCGTTTCCGGGGCCACCTGTCGCACCACCTGACGATGAAATCTTAATAAAGTCAACCCCGTTCCAAGCTGCTACGCAATTCTCGCCAGCACCCAAGGTAATCCCAGTGGTAGGTCCAGCACCTACGAGCTTGATGTTCTGTGTGCCCGATGTCTTGTTAATTAAGATATAGGGCTTTGACCGGGCCGGGGCTGTGATGGTGCGAGTGACTGTGCCCCCCGCTGTCCACAGAATAATTGCCTGCCGCGCTTGGTTTGACGCTAGGGTCGTGGTGCTTAAAGTTACATCAGAGTCCGCGCTAAGTGTAGTCGTGCCTGCTACAGCCGTGTCTAGTAGCGAGGTAATAGAGTCGTTGACTGTATCGCCCCAAGTGCCGTATAGCTCCCCATCGACCGGGAGGGCCAATCCTAAGAGCGTGGTTGCTGATGTGGTCATCTCAAATCCTTACGGGTATGTAGCTATTGTATTAAAAAATAATGATTTTGGGTAGGTCATACGACTGTCCAGACGCTTCCAGTTGCAACAGTTACCGTAATTCCACTTGCTACGGTTATAGGCCCAGCACTCATCCCGTTGTAGTTTGCGGGTACGGCGGTGTCTTTGGTGATTGTGATTGCGTTCAGGTAGATGGAGCCGTCTGCTCCGGCGTATATCTCTTGGCCTGCTGTCTCGTAAGTGGACTTGCTCGCTGGGTACGTTACAAAAACATCTTTAGTTCCTGCGGACAGGTTAACCAAGCTACCAGAATTGCTGGAAGTCAGCACCGTAGTACGAGACAGCGTTGTTCCAGAGGATGTGTACGTGCCAATACCCACTTCAAACTCAGCCCCGCCGTTGGATGAAATAGTGTAATAGGTAGTGTTCCCATCGCCAACGGCTGCAAAGGACTGGAACCCAAGGGCTGCTCCCAGCAATGTAAGCGTGCCTGTACCCGTGGTTGTGGTCGTTTCTTTAACGCGGTCGGCGAGTACGAGGGCCATTTTTTATCCTTGCGTATTGATGACTACCCAATTGGTAGTCTGTGCGGCGTTAATTACACTCCACACTGGGGTCTGTGCGCTACCTATATTTTGCCAGCTTACGGTCTGGCTGTCATTGATAACTTCCCATAGTAACCGCACTGAGAACGAATCTGAGCCAGTAGCCGCCTCTTGGAGCGCAGCAATGAACACCGCTGTGGCTACAAAAACATCCGATCCCGTTAGGCTTTCGGTTATTGCTGTCTCAAATATAGCCAAAGAACTTGTCGTATCTGTGACTGCCCCGGTCTCACTTATAAACGCCACAGCACCTAGCTGTCCAAAACTTGCATCCGTACCGGTCGCTGTTTCTGCTGCAGTCCCAAAGAACACGAACGATGTAGCCAACGCATCCAGCCCCGAAGCAGACTCGGTTATTGAGGTAAAGAACGCCTGCCATGCTGCATCTGCGTCAGTCACTGTCCCGGTCTCTGTAACGGCTGTCTCAAATGTCTGTGCTGCGGAGTCTGTCTGTGTTCCCGTAGCCGCCTCTACCACGGCGGTAATAAACGTCTGTGCCGCTGAAGCCGCGTCTGTAATTGTTCCTGTTTCCGTCAAGGCTGCCACATACACCTGCACTGCCGAATTAATGTCTGTTGCGGTCGCAGACTCTTCTAAACTAGGTGTAAACGTGCTTCCGGCTACTAAGTCAACATCGGTTACGGTTCCTGTCTCTGATATTCCGGTAACAAATGTCTGCGTTGAACTTACTGTCTCTGAGCCTGTACCTGCTTCTGTAACCGCTGTCTCAAACGTTTGCGCTGAACTTATTGTCTCTGTACCTGTTGCTGTTTCTGCCAGAAAAGATACAAAAAGTTGTATAGCCGCTGCTACATCCGTCCCCGTGGCTGTCTCTTCAATGCTAGACGCATAGGTAGTTGGGACTTGCCCAAGGGCGGCAAAGGGAGCCTGAGCAAAGGTGGCGTAGCCAAACATGCGTCAAACCCCGAAGGGCTACACCGCTTCTAGCTGTGCTTCATCAAACCAGCGTTGTTGTGGCTCACCATCAACAGTCCAGCCAATTAGGTACTGCACGTTGCCATCGTCGTCCATACGCATAGCCATGACAGGGCCTTGAGGAACCACTGCCTTTAATTGGACGGTATCGCCTTTTTTAAACTGTGCCATGTTAAATCCTTAGCCAGCCAAGCTGAATGTGTATGTGACATTGAGGGTATCGCCAGAAGCCACCGAACGGTCTCCGGGGGCTGTAAAGTCAGAGGCAGAGAACAGAACACCTGTCGTGCCAGACTTAGTGCTATTGCTAACCAAGAACGCACCGCCCACAGTCGCTGTGGCGTTAATGGTAAACGATGCTGGAGAAGCAGAGTTAGTCTGTACCGATGGGTTGGCTGTAGTAGCTGTTCCGAAAGTAGCCACAGGGCGTGTAGCATTGCTGTAAGGAACGATTTCAGTCCAACCAGCATGAGATGCCATTGTGTCTCCAGCAGCAGGGCTGTTAGAAGCCGCAGCGCCGTACAGTCCAATATACCAAGCAGCGGTATATGCAGAGCCTTTGAAGTACTGGGCGTTCATGTCTTGTAAACCTTCGTTTACCACTAGGTTAGGGCAACGTGCTTCCCACTTCAGATTACCGTCTGCGTCAAGACACTGCATGGTGTAAACACCTTTGGCAGTTGCCGAATCCCCGGTGCTGTTGGCTTGCGTCAATGCGCTTGCTACTGCGTCTAGACCGTGTGCTTTTTCGTTGGACATATCAAACTCCTAGTTAGAACTGCGAATTAACGCTGAAGTGGCTGTATTGGCTGGCATTGTGATGGTGAACGTACCGGTAGATGTTTTATCTGACCCAAAATCTAACACCGCAATGGACTTATTTCCTTGGCTGGCATTGTAAATCAAGGCACACCGTGCTGTCACGGATGTTGACCAAGACACATTGGCCCAGTTGACGTAGACCGTGTATCCAGAAGTATTAAGTGCTACCCCGGTCATAACCTCGCCACCTGCTGTATAGCCTGACGCTACAACCTCTTCTGAGGTGCTGTATACCGTGGTAGTCTCATCAAGGTTAGCGTTTGACGTGTACAGGGCAATTTTAATGGTGTCCGTCAACAGGTCGTGTACCGCTTGGTACACCTCTGCTTTAAACGAAGTTGTCTGGGTTTGGACGATCATGTGACTGCCTGACGATACTGACCACTACGATACGCATCCTGACGCTCAAGGCCATCGCCAAGTCGTTTAGCCAGCATTAACGCTTCCTTGTACTTGCCATCGTAAAGAGCAACCATGTCAGCCTCACCCTTCATATAGGTGATTGCTTCCACCAACGACCCATAGAGCAACACGGAATCAAAGTTGTCGCCCAACCATGTAGTTAACGCGGTGGTAATGGACTCAGGGTAATAGTAGTAATGTAGTTCTGCGTAGTACTGTGCATCTGGCGTTGGGCCAAGAATAAACGACAACTCATTGGTCGGTACAGGTGGGTTACCCGCAGTTGTAGTAGGCCCGAACAAAGCGTAGTACTTAGGCAGGGCTGTATCCGCAGGGGTTGGGTACGCTTCACGAATGAAGTTAACATCCTTGTTCAGCAAGTAATGGTACGTCTCCGTAGCCGTTCCGTAGCCCTCAATCACCGCTAACGAATAAGGCGAAAGGAAGTCACTGGGGCAAGACAGGTACTTGTTGTTGGTTGACAAAATACCCGTTACGTTCTTACGTATTGAAGGGAACTGAATGGTGTTGTAAATGCGCTGCTCTGCCTGCGTAATGAACGTATTCATATCCGCAGTTGGGAAAGTATTCTCCGTGTAATCGGAGATAGCAACCACTAGAGCAGCGTAGTTCATGCCATTGGGCCTCGTGCCATGATCCCACGAGTAGCTGCGCCTGTGCCACGGATTTTAATTCCATCGGTCTTAGTTGGCTCGTTACCAGCGGATTTACTGATGTTGCCTACGCTTACGTCAAACGAGTCTAACTTGCTGCGGTTAGGTTCTTTGCCGGGATTCTCAGCAACGGTGACACCCTTGCCAGACATAGTGTGGGGTTTAGCGTAAACGCTGGCATCACCAACTTCCTTGCCCATCATTTTTTTACTAAATGTTGCCATATTAGCCTCGCTTTTGATTAGCTACTTTAGCTAGACCACGGCCTAGCTTCAGCATTTCTTCATTGGTCTTGCCGCCTTTGCTACCTTTTCCACCATGCTGAATGCCAACGGAAGGGCCGCTATCGCCAAGATTTTTACCTTTGGTTTTACCTTTTGAGGCTACGCCATCTGCAGCTTTTGTGTATGCCATGATTAACTCCTATGAAACGCTTACTGTACCAACACTTGCAGTTGCAACCAAATAATTTGGAGTTAAAACTGCATCAAAAAAACTTGCTCCACCAACAGGGTTCCAATTCCACTGAATATCCCTAGATCCGCCACTATTGTATCCGTCAGTCATCTGTCCGGAAACAAAATATGTGGTGTCTCTACGAGGATTCCTCAAAGCTTGAGGATCATCTACAGGATACATGCCCAACTGGAGTTGTGGCTGATCTGGATCCCAGCAACTCTTACAGACCAAAAGGTCATAGACCTTAGTCTTAATAATCTCTTTTTTCAGGTCAACAAGTTTAAACTGCGCCCCGCATCTGTCGCAGATCGCAATTGCCTTCTTACCTGAAGCAAACCTATTAGCCATTTAAATGTAAGTCTGTCGAGGAACAAACCGCAGAGCGGCTGTTTCACGGTCTTCTGTTGAAGCCAGTTCCCAAGCTTCGTCATACTGCATTTTTAAGATCTCTAGGCGCTGTGCCCCGTTGGGCACTTTTAACGCTAAATAATAGGCAAGCCCTGCAACCATGCAAGGTAAAAACCGGAATGGAACGTCCATAGTGTTTACACCGCTTCCGGCATCGTCAACACGGCGCATACGGTAGTAAACAAGCTGGTAGGTTGTTGTGTTGTCTGGGGTAGGCCAGACTGTTACGGCTGGTGGGCGAGTCCAATAAACTGGGGTTGTTACGATATGGGTAGCTGCTGCGGTATCTTGCTGTGCCCTGCCGCAAAAGTTCAGAGTTCCGGCTGTGCCACCTGTATAGGTAACCGAGCTATAACTGATGATTTCGTTGTCTAGCTTCACAAATCCTGCTGATGGCAGGGGATTTATGTTGCTTAAAGCAATTGTTGAATCTGTTGTTGTGACTGCCGTGGTAACGGTAGAGGCAACTAAATTGGTCTGACCGTCCATTCTTTGGATCCAAATCTGGATCGGGCGAGCCTGTTGCAGCTTGTTTGGAATGGTTGCATAGGTAGAAACACTAATCCGGGTGATTGTTAGATCAGCCTGAGTCGCCACGGAGTTAGCGCCTGTGCGTATAAGATGCTCTAAAAGGTCTACGGTGTCGTCAGGTAGCGCATATGTGCTAACGCCGGGTATTAGCGTGATCGTGCCTTGTTCAAACGTCCACATGTTGACACCACGATTAGACCAGTCTGCAAATAGAAGATTCAAACTTCGTCTAGCTGTCTTTAGGTCATAACCGGAACGAAGCTCGGAACCAGCACGTTCAAATGCTTCCTCAACAATTTCTGTGAGTTCTAAATTGAATGATGTGGTTCCAGAGGTTGCCATTGTTATTTCCTTGCCGTTTTAGCGGCTTGCAAGAAAGCTGCGTTAGTAGGAGCACCTTTAGCTCCCGGCTTACGCATTTTTTCTCCACGCGCTCTTTTGGCATGAATGTTCGCGTACAAACCCACTTTACCGCCTTCTGCATACTGTGTAAACGCAGTATCATCCCGGCGAGCCTTCTTTACGGCTGAAGGCATTTTGGAGGGGTTGATATCACCCATACCGCGACTAGACATCATATATATCTACCTTTGGTTTTACCGCGCTGTGCAATACCATCAGCACGGCTTGATGCTTTGGAAACAACTTTACCACCACGTTTGTATCCACCAGCAGATTCCCGCGTGTCATCATCGATTTCCGGGTTGCGACCGGCGTACATTTTGCCTTCAATAGACATATTTTTACCGCCAGAAGATTTCTTTTTCTTAGAGGGGATAACCTCTTCAGAGTCTAGATCGCCCCTAGCAATACGCTTCTTAGCGTCTTCCGAAAGTTCTACTTTGTCACGGCTATTGGCAACGCGCTCGGCTAAATCACCTAGACCAGACTTATCAACAATTTGTTTACCTGCCCCGGTCTTTTCGTCAATTGCACGACCAAGGCCATATCCAGCTTCTAAAGCAGCACCAGCAGCACCAGCACGACCAATGTTTCTGTTTACAGCACGGCCTCCGGCTTCTATTACTGATCGACGTGCTCCACCCTTTAGGTCAGATGAATTTATGTTCGCAGCTTTTTTGGCTTTGCCAACGTCTTCAGCGCTACGTTTTACAACGTCGTCTCTAAGACCGGGTAGATTGTCCCATCTAGTAGCCATTAGCACATCTTTCCACGGGTTTTACCACGTTGAGCAATACCATCTGCACGAGAAGAAGCGGAGCCACCCTTAGCCATACGCACTGGCTCATCCACTGGGACTGAGTCAGGATACATCTTGGGTTTTGCCTTTTTTGGTGCGCTAGTAGCTTGCTTTGGCTTTGCTACAGGCTCATCCACAGGTGTGGAGTCAGGATATTTCATTTAGCACATCCCACCTTTCTTCATGGTGACTTGCTTGCCTTTGGTTAAACCGCGCTGGGCTACGCCGTTAGCAGATTTAGTGAATCCACCCTTAGCCAATTTAGTCATAGCCGCACCTTTGTGTAAACGGCCTTCGTGTTTGTTGACGGCCTTCTGCATCATTGATTTGTCTTGTTTCATGTCAGCTTTACCGCCTTCGGCCTTACCGTCTTTTTTCTTAGCCATCATTGCCATGAAGCCGGGGTTCATTTTAGAAGCCATAGTATCACCACCTTTAGAAAATTTACGGCCTTTATCGGCCTCGTTAAAGTCTTTTCCCACGGACTGCGGGATTCCTACTTTCTTAGCAAACGATGGCGAATTGGCTATCGCAGCCATGAAATTGTGTTGTTTGATTGATTTAGAAGGCACTTGATTTCCTTTTATGCTTGGCATACAATATGGGTATGAAAAGACTTTTTACTAAACCATGTCCTTTTTGCAATGTTCCTATTGTCGGTAAAAAACGCATTGACCGCAATGCCTATCACTACGCTCCGCGCTGCCCAAACTGTACAAATAAAGCAATGACCGATGAAGTCAAAGCAACTAAGCAAAGAGTTATAAATCAAATTCGGGTACAACTTCCCGTGGGAAGTAAACGTCTTCACAAAGCAAGTGATGGTTGTATCTACATACGAATAAAAATTGCCGAACCAAACAAATGGGAATACGAGCATCGGGTTCTTACTACTGCTCCAAAAGGTATTCATGTACATCATAAAAATGGAAACACTCAAGATAACCGACTGGAAAATCTTGTTTTGGTAACCCCAAAAGAACACCGAGAAACGCACAGTATTACCCAATGGTCGCGTCATTTTATCTGCTGTACGCAATGTGGAACGCAAGAAAAAAGACATCTTTCCCACGGTTTGTGTACAACGTGTTATCAACGTATACACCCACAAAGAAAATAAGCTACTTGGCATCATTTCCCTGCTTGAATAAGCTGGTCAATTTTTGCTTCAAGCTTGTTAAAGCGTTGGTCAATGTGGTCAGTAATTCGTTGAACTTCTGCTTGAGTAACTGTATCACGGGCAATCTCCTCGCGGGTTATGTTTAAAAGACGTTCGACACGCTTAGTGTCTTCGCCAATTTCTTTCATTTGAGCAAACTTTTCTTTGACGAATAGGCCAAAAACCCCCATCACAACAGAAAGTACTGCCGACCAAATTGTGCTTAGTTCCATATCAGCACATCTTCCCACGGGTTTTGCCACGCTGGGCTATACCATCGGCACGACTAGAAGCGGTGGCAACTTTTCCGCCATTTTTCAAATTATATGGATTAGAAGGTTTCTTTTTTGTAGAGGCACTAGAACGAGGCGCATCACGATTAAGAAGTTTATTAAAATCAATATCCTCCCTATCAACCTTATTCATCGGTGTCATTCCGGGATCATCACCAAAAGTACTACCGCGACCATCTCGACGTGGAGTCATTCCGGGGTCTGTATCTTTTTTGGATTTAATTGCTTCCATTAAACCATTGATAATTTCATCTTCTTTATTAGCCATTTTTTACCTCAGCACTTCCATCTAGCTAGTGAAGCAGCCTTACGGGTAGGCTTGCCTTTTTCGTCCTTCATTGGACCGGGCATACCAGACATACGCGCACAGAATGACTTCTTGCGAGCACCGCCTTGCGGCTGTGGCGCTTTGAGGTTTGATCCTGTGGCTTTATTGTAAACAGCACGTCCTTTTGCAGTCAGCCCAGCCCCCTTAGAGACCGGCAGCTTCTCGCCGCGACCTACTGCAAGGGATGGGGTTTTCTTAGCCATAGTACACGTTGGCAGAAGTAAGGTTGCTCATGTTCAAGTAGATACCGTTTTTAACCAGTATCCCCTCGCCGGGAATCAACGCAAAATTACTAAACACGTCAGTTGCACCAACATCAAAACTAGCAATCCACAGGGATGCGTATGCCGCCACTGTCCCACCTGCAATCGTTCCAGAGTTAATATCTGTAACTGTAAAGGTGTCTGCGCCTGTGCGTGTGATTGAGTAATTACCGTTTGTGCCAGATGACCCGCTTGCTGTGGCAAACGCAAGACCAATTACGTCACCGGTAACCAAACCGTGAGCTACCTTTGTAACGGTAATAACCGTAGTAGACCTTGCATACGTAGCAGCAACAGGCGCTGCGGCGGTATCAAAAATGTCCAGTGTTCCAGCCGTAGCCGTGCCAACCGTAGAGGCAGCTTTAAGTCTAGTTCGACCCAACAGGACAAAACCAGAGTTATTAAGGTGTCCCTGTTTTACGTCTGTTTGCATCATAATCAATCTCCTGTAGTGCGGGGGCCGAAGCCCCCAAGATCAATTAAGCTGTGCGTGTAAACACGTAAGTTGTTGGGCTGGAGAACATGATGGTAAAACGACCAATGCCAGTTGCACCAGCAGTAATAGTCAAGTCACCAAAACTGCCAGCAGTGTCAGTGGCGGCTGTAGACAAAATACCATTGACCGCAACAGCAATGGTCACATTGCTCGCACCAGCAGTGTTATCAACATACAAGTCCAGAACAGTGCCACGAACTGCGCCTATGGCTTCGCCAAGAGCAGTGCCGGTAGGCAAAGTAATAACTGTGGATGCGGCTGACGTAGAAGTGATGTAGCCGGTAGCAACTTGTGCACCAGTCGCTGTGGTTGTTGCGTTAATAGCAGCAGTTGTTGGGTGATTCTGATCTGTATAAACCAGATTTGTTGCTGTTACAGTTGTAGCCGCCAAAGTTGTTACGCTAGTAGCAGTGCCAAGGGTAGCTGTAACAGTGACTGCGCCAGTTGTTGCATTGGTAGAGATAGATTGAAAGCCATTCTGCGAGCGAACTGGGCCATTGAATGTGGTATTTGCCATGATTTTTCCTTACATACAAGTTAGGCGCATTAGTCTGTATGTCGTCAGCCGGGACTGTCTAATGCACCGGAAAGCCCGGATTAGCTGGAATATAACATGTTGTTTAAATGTGTGCAACAAATAAAAAAGGCCCCCGAAGGAGCCTTTTCTACAAGCCCAAGGGCTTAGGACGAACCGGGAGAACCAAACATTCCGAGCGGATCGCTCCATCCAAAGCTGTAGCGCTCGCGGGCCTTGTAACGCACATTTCCGGTGTCGAAATCACCATCCATTGAGTTGGTCAATGCAGTACGCTCGAAATGCTTCAAGCCGTTAGGCACGTCAGTAGTCAAATACCACCCGTTTGTGTCGGTCAGGTAGTGATTAACGCAGTAGCCTTCAGGGATCGAACCATTGTTCTTCAATGCGTTGATATCGTTATCGGCAGTGCCAACACGGAGGTTGGTATCTAACAAGCGAGTAGCAACGAACATCAAAGATGGAGGAACGATCAGCTTACGAGGTTTAGCAGCGATCAACAGACCCTTTTCATCCACCCAAGCGGCGATCTGAATAACAGCGGCTTCCAAGGAAGTCTCATTCAAATCAGCGCCAGTTGTAGGACGATTGCTGTTGGTTCCACCGTTAACCAGTGGGTGTGCAATGCTAAACAAAGGTACGCCGTCGCCGCCGTAGTACTGAGACGAGTTAGTGAAGCCGTTGTTGATAACAGCAGCAGCCTTAACTTGCTTAGTGTACGCCATAGCGCGAGCCAAAGCCTTGGTGTAACGAGCAGACAGTGAGTCATACAAGTTATCTTCCACAGCCTCTTCGGTGATGGAGAAGCCCAACGCGATGGTTTCGTGGTTGTAGCGAGCCGTGAACGCTTCTTGGGCATTGTCATAAGCAATGGCCTGTCCCTCGTTCTTGACTGGTGCTGCACCGAAACCGGCGAGTTTGGTCTCTTCTTCAAAGCTACGCTCAGATGCTTCTGTTTCGTAGATCTCTTTGTGCTCTTCGCCGTAGCGAGCGTATTCCAAACCGAACAATGCGTTCAATCCGGGGAGCAGTTCTTTAAGTAGTTGTGCGCGTGAAATAGCCATGATTTAGCTCCTTTTACAGACCAACAGCGTTGCTGTAAGAGTGGTATCCGGGGTTGAACTTCACCAGAATATCAGTATATGCGTCACCTACTGTGGAGAAGCCAACCATGTTAGGGAAACCAACGACGCGGAAAGCGGCGGTAGTCGTAACAGCGGAAGAGCCAGCCACAACAGAAGCGGTAGAGTTACCTGTAGATGTACTACCGGTATCCACTGCGCCTGTGGAGAAGAACACGTTTGCACCCAGAGCAGCGATGGTTACAGAACCAGCAGACTGAACTTGGAACACAGTACGATCGTCATCAATCACAAATGCTGTAGCGTTCAGCGAACCGGACGGGTAGTATTGTGAAAAAATGGTTTGACCTTGTGCGTTAACGTAAGAGCAACCAACGAAAACACCAACAGCGCCGGTGTTAGCAGTGCCAACAGGGAAACCGTTTGTAGTTGCGTCAGCGCCAGTAGCGGTAACAATTTCAATATAACCTGTAGTTTTGACGTATACCAAACTTCCGTTATAGACGTTTGCGCCATATCCAGCAGGATCGAATAGGAATGAGCGAGTGCTACCTGCGTAAGGTAGGCCACCCAACTCATTCACGGCTTTTAAGCCGTAGGGAGAAGCTGTAGATGCCATTTAAGGACTCCTATTGATTAAGATAAACCTGCACCGCCACGGGTTGAAGAAGACTTGCGGTCTGCAAACAACGGCATACGCGGATCATTTTGTCGTAAAAATGTATTGTCAACCGATTCCATCTGAGATCTAGCTTGCTGGTTATAGTAAGTATCCATAGCTTCTGCGAGGTCTTCTGGAATTTTGCAAAGCATCAATCCACCAACCTCAACATTACCTGTCTTCTCACTAGGAGCAAGCATCAATTCCGGATGATCCACTGCCTTTACCGGAACCCATTTATCACGCATCTTTCGGGAAACGTTTGTTGGATCCGCCTGACCAAGAACATGTGTCGCAATCCAGCGAAACCTGTATCCGGGAATAGGTGTTGGGTCTGGCAATGTGCTCGATGGCGTATACACTGGTCGAGTATTCTTTTCGCGGGACTCTAGGTCACGGGGTTTACGATTTTCAGTCATTTGATTTCTCCAATTTTGCTACTTGAGCAGCGTATTGCTGCGGTGTGATTCCAAACTTCTTTGCCAGTGCCATAGCTCTGGGAGTCATTTGAACCTTCTTTGTACCTGATGAACGAGCAGCAGGTGCAACTACAGAGGTAGGTCTCTTGGAGGTCTCATTAGACCGTTGTCGCTCGTTTCCAAAAACTTCTGGAAACTTTTCTCTGACGCGAGCATCGATTTGCTCGAAGTATTCATCACTGCGCGGGTCGTAACCCGAATTCATCAGTTTTTTGTGCAGCCCTAATGCGTAGCTGGATACATCCTCGAACCCGTCTGCGCTAAACCACTGGTTTTTTGCTTGCCAGCGCAAGGTTTTTTCGTCTAGCTTCGGTTCGGGCGATTCGTATGATTGCGGTTGTACACGATTTTCTGATGTCTGTAAAGGGGTCTGTTTAAAATTGTTGATGGCATTGATTTTCATCTTTGCTTCTAACAATGACTCCTGTGCAGCCAAAATAGCATCTGCATCAAACGCTTCTTGAGCAACTTTGTACTGTTTACGGGCGTTATCAAGCTCATTCTCAGCCAGAGTTTTAGACTGGTCGATATATTGCTGACTGCCTGTATTCACGTACTGTTTAAGCTGGTTGTTTTCATCGTAAAGCTGTTGGGCAATACGCTCTAACTCCTGCTTTTCACGGGTAATTGACTCTTTGGCGCGTCGTTCGTCGTGCCGGACACGGGTTAATTCCTTGATTCGGCCCTTAACTTTGTCGGAATAAGACGACAGTTCATCGTCGGTGGGGTCAATTACCTCTTTGTCTAGGGGTTTTCGGCCTCGATCTTCTTCAGGAGTTTCATCAACAATCTCGATCTCTACCTCAGTAGACTCAATTTCGTTGTTTTCGTCCTGTTCATCGGGAAATTTAAAATCAGACATGTGTAATACCTCGTGGATCTTGAACGACACCTTCAATTTGGTCGTCATTGATTAAACGCATCTCCTTTCCGTACATCTTGAAGCGGGTTCCTGTGTAAGTACGTGTCATTACGAAATCTCCAGCCTTGCACCAAGGGCCTCCGGGGAATTTTGTAGTGTCTTTATACGCATCAGGTCCTACTTTGACCACAAAAAGTACGGTAGTTGTCTGCTCTTCACGACGCATAGCGTCAGAGGCTTTCACGAGGTTAGTACCATCGATAGTTTCGGATACGTCGGGAACGACGCATAGCAGCTTGTAGCCCACTGGCTCTGGAAGCTGGTTCGCTTTCTCTTCATTTGTCGCATCTTCAGCAGGCATTTCTGCCGGTTGAATCTGTTCAGGGAAACTAATCCCCGGTGGCAGGATAAGATCACTCATCTGATTGTTCAGCTTTCTTTAGCAGGGCCAGTAGGTAAGACTCGGCGAGGGCTAGGCCCTGAATAACCCCGCAAAGTTTTTGATACTCATCGAATGATTTACATGCTCCAGCCGCCAGATCGTCGGCGTAGTTGTTCATGTCCTTGCGTATTTCTTGGCGCAATACGTGTGCGAAGTTTTGGATCATTTTTCAGGTTTCTGTAGTTGATTAACTGACTGCATAGCAGACAGGGCTTGGTCTCGCTTGTCTTTAGCGATTTGTGCGCCGATTTGGATTCCGGCGTGTTCTTGGTTAAAGGTCTGCTTTTCTTGGCTTTCCTTGATCTGAGCACCAATCTGCGTACCTTTTAGCTGCATATCAGCTTGGATTTCGTCCCGCTTAATCTGGTTTGTGTCTGCTTTTGAGGCTGCATCTGTAACAAAACGCTTTTCTTCCAGTTGAAGTTTGGCTTGTTCGATCTGATACTTCTGGTTAACTTCTTGCGATTTAAGCTGTAACTCGCCCTGTTTAAGCTGAAGTTCCTGCTGCTGCATTTGAACTATAGGATCCTGAGCCTGTTGTTTGGCCTGCTGCTGGGCTGCTTGGGCTTGGTTCTGCTGGAGAACCTGCTGTGCCGCCTGAGCCATCATGGTTGACAAGGAAAGCTCAATCTGAGGAGGAAGCTTCTCATCTTCTGGAGGCATAGAGATTCCAAGCTGCTGCTCGATCTGCTGGCGATACTTAAATCCTGCGTGTTCTGCGATGTGAGCCATCAACGCTCCGGTGATCTGAGGGGCGCGGGGATTCTGGCCTATCAACTGTGCCATTGAGGGATCTTGGGCAAAAGCCATATGGACTTGTATATGGGCTTCGTGATCTTGATAGAAGAAAGCTTTAATAGGTTCACCCTTCAGAACTGCCATATTCTCCGTAACGGGATCCATTGGCTTCTGATCTTCTGGGAGTTTGACCAGCTTCTCTGCGTTCTTAATTCCAAGAACTTCTAGCATCCGGCGGTGTAGCTGTGGCATGTCATAGATGTCTGGAGCCATCTGAGCCATCTGGATAACAGCTTGGTACTGAACCACACGCTGACTCATGGTGGCTGCATTAGGATCGCTAACAGGAATGATCTCTACATAGTCGTAGTCAGCTTTTTTGGCGCTCTTGTCGCCCTTCTCAGGTTTGTAGTCGTAGTCTGGGTCTGTGTAGTCTTTGATGATCTCAGACAGTAAACCCAACTCTTGTTTAAACGTGTAGTGCAGGCGGGCTTGGATAGCCGTCATAACTTTAAGCTGACGCTCCAACAGGGCAAGTGTGCTTCCAACAGGGGCGTTGGCAGACATATCACTTACGTTTGAATCTGCGGTAGCTGCGAAGCGGCGACCCTCTTCTACAATCGTACCAAGGAGTCCGGCGAGAACTTGGCTTGGCTCTTTGTAAGGTAACGGTAAGATATTGTCCCGAAGCGCACCTGAACCGATATCCACGTCACGGAACTCTCCGGGTTGAATTGGGGTGTCATCACCCTTAATACGCAGTCCACGGGACTTTAATCCACCGGGAAGATTTGATAGGGTTCCTGCATCGATCAACTGACGCATGATGCTGGTGGCAGACTTAGCAAAGCCTCCGATCAGATGAAACAGACCAAAGCCATAGGCTCCGAATCCGGGAATGTATTGGTAGTGAACGAAGTGTTGGCGCTTCAGGCGCAGATCATCATCCTCGTTCCAGTTCCGGCGGATGGCTAGGACATCGTTTGTGCCCTTGATCATTGTCATCACATAGGGAAGAGCAATGCCTGTGGGTTCACCTTCATCATCTAGATCTTCAAAGCCTTTGAGATCTAAATCTACGTGGACTTCATAGATGGTGTAGCGATCGTCGTTTAAATCACTAAAGCCTGTTTCCTTGTCTTTGGCCTGCTTGATTTCGTCTTTGTCCCTACTTGGTTCAGGGAGATCAATGTCTAGGTAGAATCCAGCTTGCTGGAGCTTCACAATTTCATTCTTTGTCTTCCGCATGACGTGAGTCAGGCGGTAACATGAATCTAGGTCAGTGGTTCCATATGGAAGAATGATGTCTTCTGCTGGGATAAACATTGACACTTGGCGACCCAGACTTGGGTCGTAATAAACCTTCTTAAACGCAGACCCCGTAGCAGGCAGACTCCAAAGCATACGCTCTTGCTCCGGACGGAACTCACGCATCACCTCAGTCAACTCATAGTTCATGTCGTCTTCGACTCGAACTGCAGCCTCTTTCTTCTCAATAGTCTCTTGACCAATGATCTTGGTCCTTACAGGACCCTGTGCAGGAAACATCTCAGTGATTGTTTCTGACTGAAATCTTACAACTGCCTCTGTAATCATGGGGTGGAACACACCTGAAGCACCCTGCCACGGTTCAGTTCTCTCTTCAAAGCCAAGACCCAGAAGCTTTAGTCCGTCTGTGTAGGCTTTTTCCCAGTCCTTACGGCTACTCTTGTCATTGGAGATGTCTCCTTCAAGATCGCCTGCAATTAAAGACATGTCACCTTCATCCATGACTTCAGCCAAGTTCATACCAAAGTCTTCACCTTCGGCTTCTGCAATGGAAATCTCCAACTCGCCCATGCGGATATTG